CGCATGACGCGCTTTTGGAAAAACTGCAACGGGTCGGGATAGCGCGGATCGTAGCTGACGAAGTCCCACCAGGCGCGACCCGAGCACGCCATGGCCCAATGGACTTGCGGCAAGTGATCCTCGGGCACGGCCTGCTCGAGGAGCGTGCGCAGATGCGTCGCCGACGTCGGGCATTTGAGCTCGAGGCCGCCCTCGTCGCCGACCAGGCTGTCGGGCGACGCGTGCGCGTGGAGAATGGTCGGGTGCGGAATGAGGCCGATTTTGACCACCGGAAGATTGGTCAGAAAGGCGTAAGAGGCGCGCGCCTCGTCCTCATGCTCGCGGCCCCAAAACATCGGATTGCTGCGCCTCGACGGCACGCCGGTAATCTGCTCGGCCGCAAGCTCGAGCATGTAATCCTCGGCGGCCGCCGTGCGCTCGCCCGAGCGCTTCAACCGCGACAGGGCGACCGCGATCTTGGACGCGCCGAGCGAACCGCAGCGCGCGTCGAACCATTCAGCCGACCGTTGTTCCACTGGTCGCTCTCCGCTTTTTCTCGTTCAAGAGGGCGATCGCGCGCTTGTATTGCGCCAAGCGCATTTCGGCGATGGAGGGCGCGCCGATCGTCTCGAGGAAAATGGCGAGATTGCTTTCCGTGTCGCGGATGAGTTGCTCGACATAGATGACGTCGTCGGCCTCAATGACCGGGTCGGCGAGGGTGCCGCCGTGGCCGTCGTCATCGCGGCCGGCGGCAATGCCAAGGGCCTCTTTTAAAGAATACCTTTGAAGGTATGTGACCGTTGAGGCGATCGCCTGGTTGGGGTTTTTCATCCCCGACTTGTCCTCGACGCCCTCGAGGGAGTTTTCCTCGCTGTAGCCGTCCTCGTGGCTCAAGATGCACGTGACCTTGATTTTGGCCCCTTCCTGGCTCGACTTGTGGCGATAGCTCAGCCCGTGCTTGGACAGGACCGGGTCGACCACCGCGCCAATGTCGGCGAGCTCCTCGTAGCGGTACGACGTGCGCCCGTCGCCGCTCTTGTGCTCATAGTCGACGGTGCGGGTCTTGAGGATCGGTCCAAACTCACCCTTGGCCTTGGCCAGCGCGGCATAGAAGGATCGGCGCGCATCGGCCTGGCCGGCCCGCTCGCGCAACGCCATGAGGCGTTCAAACTTCTCGATATCGACGGCGGGATCGCGCGCCGCGTTGGCGATCATGAGAAGGATCGGATCGGACGGCGCCCCGGCGGAAGCGGTGCTATGCGGCTCTTCCGCCGGGACTAGCTCGGCCGGCCTAGGGGGTCCGGGTTCGGCCGAAGCGTTCGTGTCTCGATTTTGGTCATGGGGTCGCCGCATCCGCTAAAGAAGTGCAGATCATGCAACCGAAGTCAAGGACGAGTTATCCACAGGCCCCGGGGAGGAAAGAATTACTCCCCGTTGAGCTCGAGGAGCTTGCGTTTGAAGAAGCGTTGCCGTTCTCGCAACTGCTTGGCGTCGTCGAGCGCGTCGGGCGGCGGCAAAAAGAACTCATTGGGCATGACGTTGAGCGCTTGCATGACCCGTAGCTGGAGATCGAACGTCATGCCGGTTTCGCCGTTTTCGTAGCGGCTTATCAGGCTTTTCGCCGTGCCGACGGCTTTGCCCAAATCCTCCTGCCGCAGGCCACGCTTGAGCCGCCACTCGCGCATGTAGTGAAGGGGCCGGCGCCGGGGCGAATCGTGAGTTTCCATAACTGCAACATAGGGCGCACAAATGGCCGATGTCAAACACAACAGGCCCGGTTAATAGGGGCCAAATCGCTTGACACGACTTGCAGGATCAGGAACCCTCGCCTCCCATGCCTCGGACCTTTCCCCTCACGCCGCGCCGGCCCCGCAAAACGCCAGCCCTCCATGAGCGAACGGGAAAGATCGCCCACGAGCGCCCCGAACTCATTCGCGCCCGCGAAAAGCTTGGCCTCAGCCGGCCGCAGCTGGCGGAAAAAGCCGGCCTGTCGCGCACCACCATTTTTCGCGGCGAGACAGGGGTCCTCGATCCAGGCTTGAACATGATCGTCGCCTGGCTCGCCGCACTCGGCCCCGAGGCCTCGCTGTCCTTGTTCGAGCCTCACCCCAAACTTGAGCGGTGGAGCGCTCTGTTTTTCCGCGACGTCATCGCCCGTCACAAGCTCGTCGCTTGAGGCCGCCACATGGGCGCGCGGCGACGGAATCATTTTGAGCCGTCCGAAGATCAAATTACCGACGCCGTCGTCGAGCATTGGCGCATCTTTGGCGTCCCGAACTCGATCGTCGCCGGTATCCCCAACAAGCGCGCTTTTGGCCAGGCCGGCCTAACGCCAGGCCTGCCCGACCTCCTCGTGCTCTCGCCGAAACTCGGCGCCCTCACGGGCTACATCGAGCTCAAGCGCGGGCGCGACGGCCGGCTCAGCGATGCGCAATTCGTCATCGGCGAGCTCCTGAAAATGCGCGGCGCGCCCTACGCGGTTTGTTGGGGCCGCGACGAGCCGATCGAGCGACTTCGGGCGTGGGGCGCGATCCGATGAGCCGAGAGCCGAAGGACAAAATCGCCGGCTGGATGCGGTCCACATTCGAGAGGTGGGAGTGGGCCGTCCTGCGCATGACGATTGGCGACACGCCAATCGAGAATACGCTTTACGTCGCGGTCGAAGCTTGGCTCTGTTGCCACCAACTGACCCCGATCATGCATCGCTGCGGCGGTCAATATGGGGCCCCTACACAAGTCTTTGACAAACACCCAAAGGCTGTTTTCCTCTTTGAGACACAAGCACAAATCGAAAACTACCGTGTAGATTTCGCCTTTTACCAAAGGGGGACAAAAACTCTTATTGTCGAGTGCGATGGACATGACTTCCATGAGCGCACAAAAGAGCAAGCAATAGCTGACAGATCACGCGATAGGCGACTGCAGGAGCTAGGCTATACTGTATACCGGTTCACCGGATCGGAAATATACAATGATCCGATGAAATGCGCCGAGCAAATTATGGCTTGGGTGGACGAGCCATGAGCCTGGCCATCACGGTGCGGGCGATGGTCGACGCCGGTTGCACGGCCGAGCAAGTCGCTGCCGTGGTCGGCGCCCATGAGGGCGAAACCGAGAAGAAGAGGGCCGCTAAGCGGGCTCAGAACGCTGCACGCCAGCGACGCTTTCGCGTAACGCATCGTAACGCAGATAACGCGTTACGCGATGTTAGTGCGCGTTACGAGTGTGACCCCCTAAAAGAGACCCCCCATACCCCCCAAGAAACTACACCCCAGGATATTACCCCTGTCGGTCCTAACGGACCGACATCCCCTGACAGGGGCGACGAGCCTGTCGCCGCCGGCGAAAAAAGCGCGCAGGCGCGCGCGCGCGCCAGGGGGTCGCGCCTCCCCGATGAATGGGTCCCATCGGAGGCCCTCGTCGCCTTCGCCGGCGGCTTGGGCTTCGCCGGCCATGGCCTCGACGAGGCGGTGGCCGAGTTTGGCGATTACTGGCGGGCCAGGCCTGGCCCAAACGCCAGAAAACTCGATTGGGAAGCAACCTTCAAAAACAGGCTCCGCAGCATAGCGGGCCGCCGAAAAGGAAACGCTCATGGCAACGGGAAAAGGGGCGCAATTTCTGACATTGCGCCAGGCTTCATCAAACGCATTGACGAGCAATTCGCCTACCTCGACGACGTGCGACCCGCGCACGTCGGCGCGGAAGGCGGCCCAACTGTTCGGGTGCTACCCACGCAACGAGGCAAATGATCCCGAAATGTTCATCACGGCCGCGACGGCGATGCTTTCGAGCTATCCCGAAATTGTCGCCGAGCGGGTGTGCGACCCCATGCGCGGCTTGCCGTCGAAAAACAAATTCTTGCCCGCGATTGCGGAAATTCGCGAGGCGTGCGAGCGCGAAATGATCTGGCATGACGTCGTCGAGCGGCGCGAGCGAGAGCGGCGCCATACCGCCGAAGTGCTTGCGCCGGCGCCGACGCCGACGCCGACGGAAGAGGCCCGCCGGCGGGTGCGGGCGGAAGCCGATGACTTGCTCGGCGAACTCGGGGCCAAGGGCGCGCGCAAGATTGACTTTCGGGCGCCGCGATCGCCAGGCGAAGCCGAGGCCGCCAGGCGGCATTTCGAGGCGCGTTTGCCCGGGCTTGCGGCCGAGTATTCGGCGCGGCCCGTGACGCCGGCGCGTGACCCAATTTCGGATTTAGAGCTCCCCCATTGTGATGAGGCCGAGGTGTGACGGAATGTTGACAAACCTGCAACCGTTGATGTTTCATGATGGGTATAATTACGCAAAAGCAGTCCCGGGGGGCGACGGCAGTTTTTGAGGGCGACCCATGCACAATCAAGCTCTCTTGGGGCAACCAAATCCGCTTTACGATCGGCTGGTGCGCTGGCTCAAGCAGGCCGGCGAGGCGTCGATCAAACGAACGATTACGCACGAAGAAGAGCTCCCGAACGGGCGCTATATCGTGTGCGAGGAATGGCCGTCGCGGGCCGCCTATCTCGATCTCGTCCGCCATCGCATCGCGCTCGAATCGATGCTCTACACCGCCGTATCGTCGGAAGAGGAAGATTGAACGCCGGTTTTGGCCTCGATCGCCTCAAGCCGCCTCGATACGCCGGCGATCGCCCGGGCGGCTTGGCGCATTTCGTTGCGCAGCAAAAGCATGGTGTAAATTTGTGCGAGCGCTGTGACGACGAGCACCGCCGTTTGGATGGTGTCGATGATTTGACCCGGGCGCAGATCGGCAGATAGCAAGGCTTTCACCCCCTTTTTGACCGTGTTGCGCATTAAACAACAACGGGGGGCAAAAGTTCAACCGCCATTTTTTGTGGGGCTTACGCCACCGCGATGGCGTTGCTGGTCGCCGGCGTCGCGCCGGCCGCATTGGTGGCCGTCACCCTGCAGCTGACCGACGTCGTGCTGTCGGCCGCCTGCAGAAGATAGGTCGCCGCCGTTGCGCCGGCGATCGTCGCGCCGCCGCGCAGCCATTGATAGGCGTAGGTGGGCGAGTATTGCCATGTGCCGCTGGTGCAGGAGAGCGTCAAGCCCACCGTGCCCGTGCCCGAGACGACGGGCGCCGCCGTATTGACCGGCGGAATTTCGTTCGCCAGGCCGGCCGTGATCGCCGCCGCCATCGCCGCGTTGGTCAAATTGCCGCCCTTGCCGGCGTTAACCACCGCAAGGATATCATTGGTGAAACGCGAATTGGCCGGGTTGCCAGGCTGCAGGCCGGCGGGCGCCGTCGTGATTGTCGTGTCATGCGTGCTCGGATCGCTGCCGAGCGCGGTCGCGATCGCGTTGAGCTCGGCAGCGCGGTTGGGGTTGGCGTAATGGATTTTCGTGTTCAGCAAGACTTGGCCGGTGAAGTCGGCGATTTGAAAACTCATGATCGGCCTCCGAACAGATTGAGCGTGGTGTAGATCGGGCTCCTCGAGAGCGGGCCGCCCTGGCCGGAGCCGGGGATTTGATATTGCACCGTGCCGAATCTCGGATTGCTTGCGGGCGCCGCCGCCGTCGGGCCGAGATTCTTTGGCCGCCGGGGCGGGTAGGGCGCCGGTCGGGGCGTGTCGCTCGGCGTGCCTTGGGGGGTATGATCCGCTGTCATTGATCCAAAGGGCGCCACGTTGCCCTCGGGCGCGGGGGGCGTCGGCCAAGACGGGTAATTCTGCGGCGTCGGCGAATAGGGGCGGTGCGGCATGCCAGGCTGCGCCGCAAGCGCGCCCGGCGCGCCGCTGCCGACATAAGGGCCGCCCTGCGGCGGATTGGCGGCCGCCGCCGCCGCGTAAGGGTTGATGCCGTCGGCGCCCGGCTGCGGGCCTGGCATGGCGCCGGTCGAAGCCGGGTGCATCGGCCGCGCGCCCGACATGCTCAAGGGGAGCGCGCCCGTCTCGGCCGGCGAGGGCGTCATGACGCCGCCGGCTGCGATCATCGCCCGGGCGTAAGGGTTGCCGCCGGCGAGCGCCGAAAGAATGCTCGGCGCGCCGCTGCCCGCGCCGGCGAACTCGCGCGGATCGATGGTTTTGGCGTCGGTGAACGGGTTGGTCCACGGGCCGACTTGCTTGCCGGTCCCGACGTTTGAACCTTGGGGCCCGTACATTTGCGGGCCGCCCAGGGCGGGAAAGCCCATCGATGGCTGGCCTGGCGTGGTGCCCTGGTAGCCCGTGACGCCGCCGCCGGGCACATAGGCCCCGCCTGGCCCGGCGCCATAGGACGGCGCCCCGCCAGGGCCGTAGGGCGTGCTCGCGCCCGGGCTTGGGATCAGCTGCTTAAGCCAATCGGGGAGGTTGCTCGACGGCCCATAGGAGCCGTCCGGCAATTGCGTCCAGCCTTGCGGCAGGCGCGTCTCATCGATGCCCGTGAGGGGCATGGCTTAAGGCGCGGCTTTGCCGACGCCGGCGACGGCTTGCGGCCGGTCCTTGGGGTCGCGCTCGTCGTGGGCGGCCTTGACGGCTTCAACGCCCTTGTCCTGGATGTCCTGGCTGCGCTCGCGTTGCTCGTCGGCGGCCGTCCTGACCGGCGGGTCGGGCTGAGTCTCGGGCGAGGCGGCTTCGACCTGGGCCGCCGGCGGATCGGACGACTTGGGCGCGCTTGTCGAAGTCTTGGGTGCAATGGTCATCGGGCAAATCTCCTCGAAGGGGATTGCCCGCTTTCGTAGCATGTTATCGCGGGCCTCTAAAGCGGCCCTTTAAGACGAGCGCGGCCGCCTCGAGGCGCTTCAACTTGTCCTGGCTGTCCATGCCATCGAGGATGATTTGCTCGGCCCGGTCGAGATCCCGCTCGGCCGCCTCGAGCGCGATCTCCCACAGCTTGGGCCGCGCCGCCACGAACTTGCTCAAGGCGCCGCGCGGGACGTCGAGCGCTCGCGCGGCTTCGCGGATGCTGCCCTTGGCCGCAATGAGCGCGCGCTCGGCCTCGTCGGGGTCAATCATGATTTCATGCGCTCAAGGCGCTCCTCGCGCTCGCGAATGAGCAGGCGGCGCAATGAGGCCTCGAGCCGCCGGCGGCGGTCGATATTGATCCAGCGCGGCTTGTGCCTGGCCGGGCCGCCGTACAGAAGCGCGCGCAAGTGCGCGATCCGCCCCGACTTGTCGTGCAGCTGGCAACGGTAGAGGAGGCCGTCGCAGTCGCAGCACGCAAGCTTGCCGGTCTCGGTCAGGCGCAGGACGCGCCGGGGGCGGCGGCATTGCGGGCAGATGAACAGGCTCCATCCGCCGCCGTTGGGAAAGCGCAGGTGCGCCAGGCCGATCACGCGCTCGAGCGCGCCGATGCGCAGGGTGACGCGGTCCATGTCGGGCCGGACCGCGCCGGTCGCCCGCAAGCGCGAGATGCTGATTTTGGGCAGGTCGTCTTTGCTGAGCGGCCTTACTTGTTCCGCAGGAACATGTCGTGACGGGCCGGAACGCAATTGCACCATAGTTCGGTATCGATCAGGTTTTGCGCGCCGAGCAACCCCATCGCTTGCCCGAGGCCTTGGTTTTGCTGGTAGTTCTGGTATTGCGCCAGCTGCGCTTGCGCCGCCTGCGATTGCTGCAGGGCGAGCTCGTGCTGCTGCAGCGGGTGCTGGCCAAACCTTCGCGGGGGTTCGCTCAGCGCTCGAGCTTGCGCGGCGTTCTCGCGCCGCAGCGCGTCGTAATCGCGCTCGAGCTCGCCGATCCTGGCCTCGGCCTCAAGCTTCCCGTCGTTCAGGCCGGCGTCGTATCCGGCGACGAAACGCGGATGCGTCTTGTCGCCAACGTCGGTAGGGGCGCGCGACTTTTTGACGGCGACGCCGGCGAGCACAAAAGCCAGGATGCTGGAAACCGACATGGGGCGCGCGCCTCGAGTTGCTGTCTTTGCAATTCAAGCGTCAGAAACGGCGCACGTCAAGCTGCAGTAGACCGCCGGGCCGCGATAGAGCTTGCCGCACTTGTCACATTCTCGAGGCTCGAAAGTGTCATCGCGATAGGCGTCGGGCGCGATGGCTTTGCTGGCCTCGAATAGGTCACGGGCGAAGCGCACAAATTCGGCGTGGGACATGGTGGGCTTGCGGCTGGTCTTGGCGTGGGCTTGCCGGTAAAGGTCGGCGTAAATTTCCGGCTCCGTGTCGATGCCGGCGAGCAAGGCGCCAAGCGCACTTTGCAATTCGCAGGCTTGCGCCTTGGTGTAGGTTTTATCGATGGCCCCGATGGCCTCGAGCGCCAGAGCGAACTTGGGCTTTTTCATGGCTTCTCCGGCAGGGCGAGAATCGGGGTCGGCTTGAAGATTTTGGCGACCATGTTCGCGTGACCCTCCTCGGCCTCGGCCCAAGTCGAATAGCGCTCGCAATCCTCGCCGACGCCGTTGACGAAAACCATGGTTTCGAACAGGAGCGGCGGCCCGTGGCCGACAGAGTGATCGAGGGCGAGGAACACGGTCGAGACGCGCACGTCGTCGCCTTGAAAGGTATCGCGCACGTGCCGATCGGCGGTTTCGTACCATTCGGCCCACTTGAACAAATCGGGCTCTTCGACGGGCTTATGGCCGTCGAGGATATAGCGGCCGTTCATGCCACCCCCGCCCGTTAGGAATGACAATCCCGTCGATTTCGCAGGCCAAATCGGGATCGTCGACCAATCTTCTGATTGCCTCTGCCAGCTGCGCGTTCTGCCGTCGCCGGATGGCCGGGACGATCCGCAGAAGCCGAACCGTCCTGCGACGCAGCCGGATCACGACTTGATCCCAAGCTCGCGCCGGACCGTCGGATGCTTGAGGGCGATGCGCACGAGCAGCGCGACGACGTCGGGGATTTGGTGCGGGCGCCCGTTGCGCTCGCCTTGCTCCCATCCGCCGATTGCGCGCGCGCTCACCTGGAACGCCTTGGCGAACTCGGTTTGCGTCAGGCCGAGGGCGAGGCGCGCGGCCTTGAGCTCCTCGGGGTTCACTTCGCCTCCTCGAGGCCGTCGATACGTTCGCGCAATCGGCGAACGTCGTGGCGTAGCGCCGCTATGCCGCGTTCGAGCCGCAGCGACGTCATGACTACGACGTCGACTTGTTCGCGCATCGACTGTTGATCTTCGTGCACGTCGGCGACACGCTGACTTAGCGTCGCCAATTGGGCTTGGATCGCAATCAGCGTGCGCAAAGTGGCGTTTTCGGGCTCACTCATGCCACCTCGCTGGCGAAACGAAGAATGGCCTCACTAAAGCCCTCGCCGGGCGCACGGGCGGCCCGCAGGCGATTGAGGGTCACTTTGTCCAGCCAAAGGTAAAAGCCGCCCTTGGGGCTTGGCAGGGCTTCCAAACGCCTATCGGGCGGGACGCCAGCCGCGAGCGCGGCATAGGCGCGGGCCGAAATTTCAATGCGGATCACGAGTGAAAGAACCAAAAGCGCCCAAGCGCCACGCCAACGCCGACGGCCGCCGCGAGCGCGAGGACGAGCTGGACGACGAATTTGCGGTTTTCCATGCGGATTTCTTGCCGCAGCCGTTCGATTTGAATGGTCATAAGATCAATCCTCAACTGACGTTCTTCGTCATCGGGCGCCATCGGCGGAAATATGGGCATTGTGACTAGCTGTTGTCAACGCCGCAACCGCCGGCCGCGCTTGGCCTTCGCCAGATCGTCCTTGCTCGCAATGCCCCACGGCATGGAATCATAGCCGGGCAGGGTTTCGGGATAGCCGGCCTTGATCGCGAGATAGATTTGCCGGGCTTGCGAGGCCTCGTAGCCGTCATGCTCGCCCGTCTGGTAATCGTAGCAATCGGCGATTTTGGCCACCGCCTCGGGCCGCACGCGCCTCGGTTTGAAGCGATAGGCCTCGACGGCCTTGAGTTCGGGGAATTGGGCCTCGAGCTCGTCACGCGGGATATGTCGATAGCGATAGGTGACGCTGGCGATATTCTCGCGCCACAAGACGCGGCCGAGCTCGTTAAAATCGACCAGGCCATGGCCGGCCGGCTTAAGCTTGGCGAGCGCGGTCACCAGGATATCGATATCGGTTTTCGAGACGACAAAAGCGGACATTTGAGCGGGTTCCTTTGTGGTTAGCCATGATGGCCGGTTGCCGGGCAAAAAGCGCCCGTTCATGGCCGCCAGCTTTGTCGCCGACGGCCATGCGCTGGCGTTTTCAGATGCGGCCGCTGGCGACCATGTAGAGGGCGAAGAAAAGGGCGATCGCGGTCATGAGGCCGGGCATTTAGGCGGCCTCCAAAACGCGTTTGCGGGGGCGCCTGGCGGCCTTGATCGGCATGGCCTGGCCATTGGCCGGATTGAGGCGCTTGACGGGCGCCACGGGGCGGCCGGCGAGACGCATGGCCTTTTGCGCCATCGCTTGCGCATAGGCCTGCTCGATTGTGAGGCCTAAAGAGCCGACCAGGTTAGACTTCGCCTTGCCGTCGGCCCACTCGCGGCGATCGCGGCCGGCGGCCGCCGCAAATTCCGCGCGGCATTTCGCCGCATAATCCGGCATTGTGTATTTGAGCACGATAGCCGGCGGCCGCTTGACCGAATTGAGGCCTTTGATCCAATCGCCGACGGCGGCGCCATGGGCGCGCTTTTCATCCGGGCTGAGCTTGCGGCCGCGTGCCGTCGTGCGCCATTTTTCGACGGGCGCCGACGCGGTTTTGGGATAGACCGGGCCCCATGCGGCCGGTTCGGGTTTGCCTTGCAAGTCGGCGAAATCAAACGGCCTGGCCACATATTCGGCGGCGATTGTGGAGGCCTTTACGATTGTGCGGCATGACGCGCGCGCAATGATCGCGGCCGCCTCGGCGCCTTGGTAAAACGTGGTTACTCTTGATTGCCAGATATCGAACATGACGCGCCTCAATTGGCCACGATGGCCGGTTGCAAGTTATGCATATTGGCCACAATGGCCAGTTGTCAAGCGCAAGCGCTCGCATAAACCGGCCGGAATTGAACCGGCCGGCTTAAACTTGCGCTCGATTAGGCAGCCTCGAGCATGTCCTCGACGAGCTCGTCGACGGGCGCCGCAATCGCCGCCTCGCGCATCAACTCGACGGCGCGCGACGCGGCCGCAGCTGCAGCGACGATGACCTTTTCATGTTCCGTGAGGAGCTTGATCCAAGTGGCGATATAATCAGCGTCGACGCCGTCATTATCGAAACCAAACTCGCCGCACAAAAACGCGCTTGTGAGTTCGGCCACGAGCTCCTCGACGGCGTAAGCGCGATCGCCGAAGCGCTTGCCAAACGTGCGCGCCAGCCGCTTGTCGGCGCCCGTCCAATGCCCGAGCTCATGGAACGCCGTGCCATAATAGAGCGAAGCGCTTTTGAACGTCGCAAACGCGGGCATGTTCACAAAGTCGCCAACGGGCGAATAATAGGCGCGCGCCTCACCATGCTTGACGGTTGCGCCAGTCGACGCAATGAAGGCCTCGGCGATATCGTCGCGCGCGTTTGGATTGGTGGCGCGCGCTTCGCTCACCGCGTCTGTGACTTTCGCCGGCAAATTGTCGCATTGCGCGATGTTGAAAACGGTATAGGCCTTAAGGAACGGAATGGCGCGCCGCTCGCCGTCGTCATCTGTTCGAATGACTTTCGACACATAGATAACGGTTTCGCCCTTCTCGCCCTTGCGCACGTTTCCGCCAAGCTCAAGCGCTTGTTTGAACGTCAACCACAAGGGCGCCTGAAATCCGCTTTCTTGCGCGCGCGACCAGAGCAAAAGCACGTTGGCGCCTGAATAGGCGCGTTGCGTGAGGGCGTTGCGCGGCATGACGCCGAATCCTTTGCCCGACCACGGTTGACGCCAAGGAACAACGCCAGCCTTGAGGCGCGCGATAATCCGATCGGTAATTTCTTTGTGTAGGTTTCGCATGCTGGTTACTCCATAACTAGCCATTGTGGCTAGGGTTAGGGCATAGGCGCCCGTCCTAAACGACCGATTGCCGATCGTTTAGAGCTCGCGTCTAATTAAGGATTTCGGCCAGCTGCAGAAGGCGAATGAGCTTGCGGGCCCATTCGGCCGCCTCCGCATTCTTTCCGCAGCATTTGAAGGCGATCGCCTTCGCCAAGGCTTGCGCGCAAGCGCTTCGATCGATCATGGTGTTAACCTTTCTGGCCATTGTGGCCACTATCCGAGCGTAGGCGCTCGCCTTATGCGGCCGATTGCGCGGCCGCGAGCATGTCGTCGACGAGCGGGTTTACTTCGCAACAATAACGGCGCTGAAATCGCGCGGGCCGATTGCGTCATCTTCATGTGAGGCCGTGACAAACGCGCGCGCATCGTCGACGGTTTTGAAGGCCTTGAACGATGCGCCATCGTTGAAACGGACGACGCGTCCCTCGGAAAGGGCCTTCGCCCAATTGGATTTAGCTATCCGTGCTTCCATCTTTGTCATTTCAGCTGCTCCTATCAACTGGCCACAATGGCTAGTAACGAGGTTGGTATATGTGGACACAATGGCCGGTGTCAAGAGGCCAGTGGACAAGTTTTCAAAAGAAATTGCGCGCGCTCATGCACAAGCTTAGGATAGCAAGCTATGTCATTGAACGCGCAACAGAACGACGCGTTGAAATTTCAGCTTGCGCAGCTGCTCGATTATGACGAACCGGCCGCCTTTATCGCCACTCTGCAGCGAATCGCCGAACGCAAGGCCTATGCGGCATCGCGCGCGTCTAATTACGACGCCGCGATCGAATGGCAACGCTTGGCCAAGGCCGTCAAACGCGTTGCGGAAGCGCTCGAGCTCGAGGCGCGCCACATCACAGATACTCAGCAACCGGCCATCTAACCGCCGCTCACGCGCCAGCCCTGGCCTTTTTCGCACGTCTCATTGCGCATCAAGCTCTAGCAATGAGCGCTGACTTGTCACGCCGCCAACATTCCAATCGCTCGCCCTGCAATCAACCACGCCGCAATCCGCGCCGCTCAACCCAACCACAATCCAAACGCCAGCACGGGAGGAAACGGCGCCGCGCCTATAAAACGCGCGGGCCACTAAGTACCGCGCCTTGCATGGTGATATGCGCAATGTGCTAGTTGTTCTCATGTGTTACGTGATTATAGATCACGTAGTTTGAGACGCTAACGCATTGATATCATTGATGATTGCATCATGACGTCATCATCCATGTGTGTGTCATGTGGACACGTGGAAGCGAAGCACGGCCTCGTCGTTTTCAGCCAGAAAAGGTTTTGGCCCCCCACTCCCCGCCCTCGACCGGAACCGTTGCCGGGGGCCCCACCCCGTTCGCAACGCGCCTCCATAATCCACATACCCCCGTCGTGTAGTATGCAGGATTTGCAATTGGCGGGGGCGTGTGTAAAGACTTAACAGGGCGCGTAAAGACTTAACGTTAGGACTTAACGCGGTGGCGCTTCGGTGTGTGTTGGGCTGCGGCCATTCTCATTTGCCGACTGAGGTTTGTGGGAAGGACACGGAAGCTGGGCTAGCTCGGGCTGTCGTCAAGGAGGCGGCGGTCACTGGTCAGACGTTTGTGCAGGACGGGCGGGTGTTGAGGGCTGAGGAGGTTCTGGCTTCGCCTGTGGAGTCTGGTTTTGACCGGGCGGCGTATCAGAAGGCGTACATGAAAAAGTACATGCGGCGGTGGCGAGCGCGGAAGAAGGCGACTTGAGGGAGAGGATCAATGGCCAAGCAGAGTCCGACGTTTAGCGATTTCAACCCGACGAACGATCCGAGGGTTGGGATCATCAAGGGGCAGGCTGACGATTTGATCCGGTACGTTCGGGAAAAGACTGAGGCGTCGGGGCCCGAGGCGAAGCGGCGAGCATCGATCGCGGTCACCAACCTCGAGCAGGGGGCGATGTGGGCGGTGAAGGCGCTGTTTTCCGAGGACGCGATCAAGGGGGACGACGGGGGCGACGCGGCGCTTGGGAACCGGCGGGGGGATGACGCGTGAGCGATTTCCGCACCGACTTTGACCGTTGTCTGTGCTGCGGGCAGGCGGTGGCCAAGCGCGGCGATTCGATCACGCCTGAACGGGCCGAGAAGGCGTTAAGGGTTTTCACCGCGCTTGGCCTCACCTTCGAAGAGCTTCTCGGCAAGCACCGAGCGCAGCTTGAATATCAATCGCCGGGCTTTGTGGATTGGCTTGAGGGGAAGGGCGCGAAGGCGTGACGCTCGAGGCGATTTACGAGAATCTGGCTTTGGCGGCGGGCCTGATATCCGAGGTTCGCGGCGCGCTCGACGGCACGGTGCGGGCCGATACGGCTTTTGCGTTGGGCGAGGCGTTGGGGATTCTGGCCAAGGCGAAGGCCCTGGTCGGCAGGGATATCGACGAGCGGCCGAAGATGAGGGTGAAGGGGGCGGCGTGATGGCGATTGACGCGCTGGTGACGATGCGGCTGGCCGACATGGCGCGGATGCATCCGGCCCAGGACGACAGCCACGTGTGCGCCGAATGCGGCCATGCGGTGGGGATTTATCCGTCTGGCCAGCGGGCTTTGCGCGATCATCCCGGGTTGAAGATCATCTGCCAGCTGTGCGCGATCACGCGGCCGGCGCAGCTGATCGAGAATGTCCCGGCGGCCGATTTCGACACCATCATGCAGGAAGGCCGCGATAGCGTCGACGTGGGGCGGGGATGAGCCAGGCCGACGATGACATGCTCAACCTCAACCTCAACGATATCGGCGACGCCGTCGAGGCGCTGACGGCGGCAAGGGCCGGGGGCGGGCCAGGCGAGCGGGAAAGGTTCATCTTTCAGATCGGTTATGCGCGCGGCCGGCTCTTGCGCGTTTCGGATCGCATCTACCAGGGCGGCGAGGCGAAGCAATGAGCAAGAAGCTCACACTCGAGCAACGCGTCGCGCGTCTGGAAAAGGCCATGAAGCATTTTTCCGAAGGCCTTTGGAAGATCGCCGAAGAGGTCGCCGTCAACCGCAAGGGCAAGAACAATCCGGCGCGCGAGCGATTGGAAAGCCGGGTTTTGGAGCTCGAAAACAAGTTTTTCGCTTTCCAATGCGGGGCGCAAGAACAGATGAAGCGCGACCGAGAGGCGATCGCGGAGGCGGAAGCCGAGGCGGCGCGGGCGAAGGTGCGGGAGGCGCTCGGGGCGAGGAAAGCAAGTTGAGCATCGATCGGCAATTCGGCATGCACGAAATCCCCGGCACGGAAGAACCGGCCCCGCAGAAGCGCGAGACGGTGAGCGCCGGCTTCGAAATGCAGATGCGCGGCTACGTCAACCAGATTTGGGCCAGGATCGGCGAGCTCGACGAGAAGCTGGCCGCATTGAGCTCGCACGGCCGTCCGACGCTCAATGCGGACGATGGCGGCGAGGCGAAGGGGGAGAGGTCGGCCCCCCCCTCCTCTTCCCCCAAGCCTTCCTTTCAAAAGAAGCCCCGCGCCCCCAAGCCTTGGGAGGCCGAGGGGGTCAGCCGGCGCACCTGGAACCGGCGCCGGCAATCGGAATGAGCGACGCGCGCGCCAAGGCGATCGCCGACAAATACATTCCCCGATTGGTCGAGGATGGCGAGGCGCATATCGCTCGCGTGCTCTTCCAGCACCAGGGCAACGTGACCTTGGCCGCCGAGGAGCTCGAGCTCGACTCGGCCGAGCTTCGCCGCATGATCCAGAAATCCGAACCGCTCATGGCCGCCATGGCCGAAGTCATGGAACGCCACGTCGACAAGGCGATCGGCATCATTCGCCAAGGCATGGACGAGGAGAGCTACCTGGTCCGGTTCTACGCCGCCAAGGAGTTCCTGCGCACCGAGACGGGGCGACGGCGCGGCTTTGGCATGGCCCAACAAGCGCAAGTGGTCGAGGCCGGCGGCGGCCGCGCCATCATCGTGCTCAAATGGCTCGGCGACGAAGCGCCAGAACCAAAAACGATCGATGCAACCCTCGAAGGCCCGCTCAAGGAGGACAGACATGAAAGAGAAGCCGCTCGATGAGGTTTGGAACGCCGCTTTCGCCCATCCCGGCGAGGCCTTCCCGGTCGGCCGGACCGTCGTTTGCGATGATTGCAGCGGCGATTGGACCGACCGCAAGGAAAGCGGCGGCTTTCTGTTCCTGAGCAAGGCCATCTGCCCCGATTGCGCGCCGAAGTTCATGCAATCGATCGCCAAATATAACGAGCACAAGCACATTCGCGGCACGTGCCCGACGCTCGAAAGCTTCGCCGACTTCGTCCGCCGCATGCGCGGGCCCGACGCCTTCATCCGCGTCACGGTGCACAAAGGATGAAAAAGCCCGGCTATTGGATGTACGAAAGCAGCGGGGCCTTGCGCCCGGCGATCGCCGCCTATCTCAATCGCGCCGTCCTGACCGATGCGGAAATCAGCACGATCCGGGCCTACCTCAAGCAATGGATCATGGCCGACGTCTGGCCCGACGACGTGCAAAAGCTGCGCGACACCGTTGATGACATCGGTTCGCGCTCGGCGATCGATCGCTGGCTTTACCAGGCCGACGCCATCGGGATCGATCCGCTATGAAAGGAGAAGCAACGAATGTCTTACGATGAAAAGGCGATCGCCAAAATCTGCCATGAGGTCAATCGCGCCTATTGCGAGGCGATCGGCGACCAATCACTAAAGCCTTGGGACGCCGCAGAGGAATGGCAACGCAAAAGCGCCATTGAGGGCGTTCAATTCGCGCTCGGCAATCCCGACGCGCCGGCCTCGGCTCAGCATGAAAGCTGGCTGGCCGCCAAAGCCAAGGACGGTTGGAAATTCGGGTCGGTCAAGGACACGGCCAAGAAGGAACACCCGTGCTTTGTGCCTTACCACCAGCTTCCGCTCGAGCAGCGGGTCAAGGATTACCTGTTCAAAGGCGTCGTCGCAGCAATGGCGTAGTGACACATGAGAGCGCCGCAATATGGCAAGGTCTATCCACCCGAGGGCCCCAATTCCGAGGCCGCCAGGGGCCTACGGGTCAAGCCGTTCGCCAATGTCTTCGCCCTGGTCGAAGGCCTCGGCGTCATTTCCCTGCATCGCACGCAAGCGGACGCGCAAACGGCGCTCGAGGGAGAAATCGAGCGCCGCCGGCAGGCTAACCAACGCTTAAGCGACGTTAAGCCGGCTTCGCGTCCGCAAGCCCATGAGGCCCATGACCCCGAGGCCGATCGCTAACATCGCCCAGGTCGACGGCTCCGGCGTCGGGACCGACCCAACGCCGGTTACCGCCGTGATCGTGCCGTCGATCGCAATGTGAATCGGCGACCCGCCGCTCAGCCCCGACACTTCGGCGAAGTAAGACCCGGCCCCGAGCACGTCGGGCGCGACCGTCGCCTCCTGCCCGCCGAGCACGTTCAGGATCGACGAGCTTTCAATCAACGCGCCGAGCGGCTGAAACGGCGACACGCCGGCGCTTCCCGTCCAGGTGTTGAGCGACAGCAGCCCGCCCGTGATCCGCTGCGCGCCGATCGCGCTATCCGACACCGACAGGGTGACGGTTTCCGCGACCGGCAAGGTGAACTCGAAAAACTCCTGAAACCCGATCCCTGATCCGGGCGTGTCTTGCGCCGGAAGCGCCAGGCTCTGGTTGAAGACCGCGCCGATGTTTTCGACGGTGATGTCAGTCGCCGCGCTGGCGGGCGCGGCCAACGCGACGACGGCGGCAAGGGTGGCGAAAGTCAGCTTGTGCATGCGAATGAATCCCCGGTTCGTGAAGGCCCGACTTACGCACGCCGGAATGACGCGCGCAAGACGCAAAAAGGGCCGCGCAAGCGGCCCTCCATGAGTTGCAAGAAAGTTGATTACTTGGGAGTGGCCCCGCCAACCGTGACGGTCCATTCCGCCTTGGTCGGGTTCCAAACCGCCACGACGTATTCGTTGACGATTTCGTCAGGCGGGGGAGGAAGCGTCTCACCTTCCGGCGGAACCCAAGGATGCGTCGGGACGCCGGGCATGCCGGGGAGCCCCTGATCGGGATAAGGCACGTACCCATGATCGGGGCGGGCGCCACCTCCGCCGGGAAGCCCCTGGTCGGGATAGCCCGGAATATAGATCGGGTGGCTCGGGTTGCCCGTGATGTAGATCGGATGCTGCGGCGAGCCAGGCGAGCCAGGAGGCGCGCCGGGGATCACAATCGGATGCGACGGGGCGGGGCCGCCGCCCGCCGGCGGTTGCGGCTGCGGCAAGCCTTGGTCGGGATAGTTGCCGTTGCCGGTCAACGGGGTAATCAAAGCCAAATACGGTTGCATGATTTCCTCCTTTGGGCCTTTTCGGGAAGGCGGAATCAGCCTTGCACGCGGCCACGACGCGGACAAGACATTGCTGCGATTTGATCTTTGAACGATATCAGCCTCTAATCCTCGAAGCCTCATGGGACGCGTGAAGGCCAGTTCTCGCTTGGTTCCTGATCTGGACGCGCAGCCGCAATCGGGGCCGTTTTTTAGGACGAGAAGTCAATGCTCGAGCGCATCTTCTCCACATTCAAAGAGGGTGGCGCGGCCAGCGCCTACGATCCGTCCGACCCCGACAGCTACGAGCCGTTCATCCAGGCGCTCATTCGCGACAGCCGCGACTACGAGGGCTCCGTGCTCGCCGCCGCCCGCAACCAGGCGCAGCTTTATTACTACGGCTATCTGCCGTCCTTAAACCCCGACGGGTCGCCCTATTCCGACACGATGATTATCCAAGACCCGAACGCGACCTACGAGCAAATCCTCGGCCACGACAAAGAGAGCGCCAACAAATCGCAATATGTTTCGACCGACGTCCGCGACGCCATCATGCTCATGCTGCCGTCGCTCATTCGCCTGTTCGCGGGATCTGAAAACGTCATCTCGCTCATTCCCCGCACCCAAGCCGACGTCGAGAACGCGGCGCAGCAAACCAATTACATCAATTACGTTTTCTGGCAGGACAACGCGGGTTTTTTGATCCTTTACGGGGCGTTCAAGGACGCCATGACGGTGCGCACCGGGTACGTCAAATGGTGGACCGACGATAAAAAGGAAAAGCGGCGCAAGACCTTCATCAATCTCAACCCGCAACAGCTATCGATGATCGCCCAAGGCGATCCGACCGCCAAGCTGGTCGAGCACGAGGACCCCGACCCAAACACCGGGCTTTTCCCGCGCGTCGTGCTCGAGTTCGAAGTCGACAAGCCGATCATCAAAATTGCCGGCGTGCCGCCCGAGGAGATGCGGCTCGACCGCAATGCGCGCTCGTTCTCGACCTCGCGCATCGTCGGCCATGAGCGCGTCGTGCCGATCGATGAGCTCGTCGCCATGGGCTACGAGCGCGAGCAATGCCTCGACTATCTGCAGGGCGCGGCGATCAACGAATACACGATGGAGGCGCAACTCCGTAACGCCGGGCGCTATTCGTCGACCCGGATCAGCGACGGCGTGAACTATGGCGAATGGTACATCAAAGTCGACGGCGACGGCGATGGCTTCCCCGAGCTCCGCTACATCTGCACCATGGGCAACGATTACGAAATCGTCCATGACGAACCGGCCAACCGGGTCAAATTCGCCGTCTTTGGCGTCGATCCGATCAGCCATACGATCGTCGGCGACTCGATCGCCGATTACACCAAAGACATTCAGAAAATTAAGACCAATATGACCCGCGCCGTGTTGGACAGCGCGGCCGAAAGCATCAACCCGAAGACCGTCGTCAACGAACTCAACACCGACCTCGACGACGTGCTCAACGATGACGTCGGCGCCGTGATCCGCACGCGCGGGGACGTCAACAACGCCGTCGCCTTCAACAACGTGCCCTTCCTCGGCGCGCAAATGCTGCCGCTGTTTGAGCTCATGAACAACGTTCTGCAGCGCCGCACCGGCTTGAGCGACGCCGCCAAGGGCCTCGACGCCAAGGCGCTGCAGAGCTCAAGCCAGATCGGCGTCGAGGCGATCATCAACGGCGCCCAGGAGCGCACCGAACTGGTCGCCCGGGTGCTCGCCGAAACCGGCTTTAAGGACCTGTTCACCGGCCTTTACAACGAGGTTTGCGAGGCCCCCAACCAGCGCCGAACCTTGCGCATCAACGGCAAGTGGAGCGACGTCGACACCGGCACGTTCGACGCCTCAATGGGCGTCGAAGTCAATTCGACCCTCGGCAAGGGCTCCGACACCGTGCGCATGATGACGCTCAATCAAATCAAGCAGGATCAGCAGATGATTATGCAGCAATTCGGGGTCACCAATCCCGTCTGCGGCATCACCGAATATCTCAACACCATTTCGGACATGCTCGATATCGCCAACATCAAAAACGTCGGCCGCTATTTCAAGACGCCCGATCCGCAAACGTTGCAGGCGATCGCCAGCCAGCCGAAGGAGCCGGACGCGATGACGCTGGCGGCGCAAGCCCAATTCCAGAAGGTCAAAGCCGACACCGCGACCGCCGTCGGCAAGCAGCAACTCGCCCAAGCGAAAGCACAGCAAGACGAGGATTTCCGCAATCGCCAGCTTGGCGAGAAAACCGCCAACGACCAGGCCAAACTTCAACTCGAGGCCGAGAAATACCACTTGGGCCATGTCGAGCGGCTCGGGCAGATGGCGGCCGACATGTTCGGCTCCCAAATGGACGCCGAAGTCGCCCACCACCAGGCCTACCAAGACGCCGCCGTCGGCCATCACCAGGCCAACGCCGACGTCCAAGCGGCGCAAATCCAGGCCGACGCCCAACCGCCCGAAGGCTCATAATGGGCCTCTACTGGCTAATCGTGAATTGGTGGCGCGCTTACCAGCGGCGGATCGACCTCGACATATTGTGGCCGATTTGCTTGCGCGGCGCGAATGACCTCGACCATGCTGCGGCGGCCTTCGCTGTTCATTGCTTCAACGATCCGGCGTGGCTGGCGTTGGGCGAGGACGAGATCGTGCGCCGCATCAACGAACTCGCACAGCCGCCCGAAGGCTCATGAGCGACGCCGGCCTGGTCGAGCACGAAATCGAAGTCGCCTATCGGCCGCGCTCGTTTATGAAGCCGCTGCACGGCAGCGATAAGCGCTGGATTTTCATGTGCTGCCATCGCCGCGCCGGCAAGACGGTGGGGATCGCCAATCACCTAATCCGCGCGGCTTCTAGAAATCCCCGAAAATGGCCGCCTCCCCGCTATGGATATGTCGGCCCTTCTTTCGACCAGGCCAAAGATTTGGTGTGGGGCTACCTCAAGCAATACACCGAGAATATTCCGGGCGTTGTCCATCTCGAGGGCGAGCTCAAGACCATCCTGCCCGGCGGCGCCTCGATCAAACTCTATGGCGGCGCCGGCGCTTACCAGCGCATGCGTGGCATGTATTTCGACGGCATCGCGCTCGACGAGTTTCCGCTCCTTGAGCCGACCGTGTTCGGGACCGTGGTGCGGCCCTGCCTGGCCGACTATCGCGGGTGGGCGATCGTATCGGGCACGTCGAACGGCGACGACCATTTCAACCAGTTAAGGCTCAAGGCCGAGGACGATCCCGACCGTTGGGACGTCTTTGTCATTCCGCTCTCGGCGACCGGCGAGGAGGCGCTCAGCCACGCCGAGGCCGAAGAGCTCGTGAAAGACATGACCCCCGAGGAATACGCCCGGGAAATGGAATGCTCTTTCGACGCGCCGGTCGAAGGGGCCTATTACGCCGAAATCCTCAACCAATTGGCCGCACAAGGCCGCATCACCAAGGTTTCGGTCGACCTTTCGCAACCCGTCATCACCGCGTGGGACCTTGGCATTCACGACTATACCTGCATCTGGCTCTATCAAGTCGCCGGCCGCGAAGTGCACTTCATCGATTATATTCAGGACAACAACAAAGACTTGGGCCATTACACCGATTTGCTGCGGTTGAAGGCCAAGGCCGGCGGCTACAAGTTCAAGGCCCATTGCCTGCCCCACGACGTCGAGGCGCGCGAGCTCCAAACCGGGCAGAGCCGGCGCGCCTTCCTCGAAAACGAGCTCGACGAACCGATCATCACCGCCCCGATGGCCTCGCCAGAGGACGGGATCGCCGCCTCGAGGGGCCTCCTCGGTCTGTCGTGGTTCGACGCCGTGAATTGCAAAAAGGGCCTGGCGATGCTGCGCGGCTACCGCAGAGGGAAGATGGGCAAGCCCGTGCACGGGCCGGGCCCGCACAGCCACGGCGCCGACGCTTACCGGACCTTTGCGACCGCGTTTCACCTGGTCGGCGGCTATCGCTCGCGCCGGCTCGGCGGCGGCGCGCTTCGGCGCAAAATCAGGGGCCTGGTGTGACCCGCACCACCAAGCCGAAGGCGAAGCGCACGCTCGACGACATGCGCGGCCTCGCCGACGGGGCGAAGGCGATCCTGGCCGATCCGGCGTTCCTCGCCGCCCGCGAAGAGGCGCAAGAGCGCCTGGTCGCCGCGCTGATCGCCGCGCAAAGCACCGAGGAAAAGCTCGAGCTTGTTGCAAAGTTAAAGTGTTTGACGCAGATTGCCGCCGAACTCGCTGTACTCATGAACGATTACCGGATGGCGTCTGACCGTGCCCGAGGGGCTAGACCAAGCTAGTTCTGCTTTTCAAGCGGCCATCAATCCCGCTGCGCCGCAGCCTCGGGACACCGGCGGCCGTTTTCAAGCCACATCCGCCAAGCCCGAACCGATGTTCGAACCGCGCCCGGTCGAGGGCGACGAGAAAACCGGCGACACGCGCGACGCCGGCCCCGATCCAGCCCTGGTCGAGCGCGAGCGGAGGATAGCCGATGGCCGGTCTGAGCAGGGGGACGAAGACGCCGACGGGCGCGCAGCTGCGGATGGCGCCCGCGCCAGGCCAGCCGCCGGCGACGGCGACGGCGAAAAGCCCGATGGCGAAGGCGAAAATGCCGATGGCGAAGGCGAAGGCGAAAATGCCGAGCAGGGGCCGACCTATGAAGTGAACGTCGACGGTGAAACCGTCGAAGTCAGTCTCCCCGAGGCCCTCAAGGGCTACATTCGCGAATCGACTTTCCACAAGCGCATGTCGCAAGTCGACCAGGCGCGCCAGGCGATCGAGCAAGAAGCCGGCAACGTCGGCCAGGCGCGCGACGTCTACGGCCAAAAGCTCCGCTATCTCGACACCCTGATTGCGCAGATGACGCCGGAAGAGCCGAATTGGGACGCCGAATTTCAGGCCGACCCGGCGGCCGCGCACCGGAAGCAAAAAACCTACGCCGAAATCTACCAAAAGCGTCATTGGATCGACAGCGAGCTCGCCCGCGCCGCCAATGAAGGCAAGGAGGAATACGACAAACGGTCGAAGAATTACGCCATTGAACAATTCACCGATTTCGTGAGGGAGGCCAAAATCCCTGACGAAAAAGCCCTCGCCGAAACCCTGACCACGATGCGCGCCTATGGCCGCAAGGAAGGGTTCAGCGAGGCCGAGCTCGCCCAAACCTACGACAAGCGCATGCTGCGCGTGTTGAGGAAGGCGGCGCTCTACGACCAGGGATTGGCCGACAAACCCAAGCCGGTCATCCCTGGCAAAGGCAGGACGTTGACACCCGGAGTCGCTACGCCCCCAGGGAATGCGACACGCCGACATATCGACGAAGCCCAAAGCAAATTGGCAAAATCGGGACGCATCGATGATGCGGCCCAAGTCATGGCTAGGCTCATTCGATGAGGTCGGAACATGCCCAAGGTCACCAACGCCTTTACGACTTACCAAGCGGTAGGTAATCGCGAAGATTTATCCAACGCCATCTATAACATTGATCCGTTCGACACGCCGATTATGTCGGCTATTCGTCGGCGCAATGTAAAAAACAGGATTTTCGACTGGCAGACCGAGAATTTGCCGATCGTCAATCCGAACAACGCCCAAATCGAAGGCTTCGTCCTCGCTAACGCGCCGGCGCAGCCGACCGTGCGCCAGAACAACGTCACGCAAATCTCAGAGCGCGACGCCACCGTCTCGGGCACCCAGGAAGAGGCCGACGCCGCCGGCAAGGGCTCGGAAATGGCGCACCAGATGGCGCTCGCCTCCAAAGTCCTCAAGTCGGACATGGAAACGATTCTGTGCGGCCGCCAGGCGCGCAACGACGGCAACGACACCGGCCCGACCGCGCGCACGACCGAAGCGTTCTCGCATTGGGTGGCGCGCGCCAAGGATAGGCTCGGCGCGGTCAACGCGGCGATCGCGCCCGGCACGGTCACCGCCGGCGTTCCGGTTCTCGCCACCGACGCCTTTGCCGCCGTCGCCGGCGCCTCGCAAGTCTCGGTTTCCGAGGCAATGCTCGGCGACGCGATGCAACAGGCCTACACCAACGGGGCTTCACCCTCATTGTGGATCGTTCCGCCAGGCCCCAAGCGCACGATTTCGACCTTCGTCGGGCGCTCGACCACCCAGGTCTTGGTGGGCAAGACCGAAGTCGTCTCGACCATCGACGTCATCGCCACCGACTTCGGCAGGATCAAAGTCGCCCCGTCGCGGTGGGTTCCGGTCGACGTCGGCCTCCTGATCGATCCCGATTATGCGGCGGTGGCCTTCTTCCGCGCCTTCCGCCAGTTCTTGATGGCCCGCACCGGCGACGCCGAAACCCGCATGATCGTGGTCGAGTGGGGCCTCGAGATGCGCAACAGCTTGGCCCACATCATTTTCAACGGCATCAAGAAATAAAAAAAGGGGCGGCTTGCACCGCCCCTCGAGGCCTTCGCTCATCCCGCTCAAAGGTGAACCGAAGGGACCATAATCGATGCAGCGCGCCTTTGTCTATGCAGACGCCAACGGCGTGCGGCGGTCCTTGATCGTCGACGATGAGCGGCCGGACCAATTCACCGTCAAGACCGAACAGGACATTGAGCCGCTCCTCGATAGCGTCGCCCGCGATCGCGAGCTCATGGCGCACAACGGCGTCAATAAGCTCGCCGCGCGCATCCCCGTGTCGATTTACGAACGCTCCGTTCATGAGGAATGGAGCGAGCAGACATGGAAGCGCTGGCTCAACTCGGCCGAGGCCGAGCCCTTCCGCATCTGGAAAGGGCGGCTATGAGCACGACCCTGACCGACGACGATTTCGCCCGCGCGGCGAAAGCGCTCAACGTCGAAGAGGCGGCCATTCGCGCGGTCGCCGAAGTCGAGGCCGCCGGCCAGGGCTTCATCGCCGACGGCCGGCCGGCGATCCTCTACGAGGCCCATGTCTTCCACGCCGAGACGAAGGGCGCATACGCCAACGCCAAGGATCGGCGCGGCGTGAGCTTAAGCTCGCCGAAATGGGATCGCTCGCTCTATGGCGGGACCGGCGCGGCGCAGCACGCCCGCTATGAGGACGCGCGCAAACTCGACCCCGACGCGGCCAACAAGGCGTGCTCGTGGGGCACGTTTCAAATCCTCGGGCAGAACTACGCGGCTTGCGGCTTCGACGATAGCCAAGCGTTTGCCGACGCCATGTGGACCGGCGGCGCGGCTGCGCATCTCGACGCCTTCGTCGCCTTCATCAAAGCCAACAATCTCGACGGTGCATTGCGCGCCAAAGACTGGAAGACGTTCGCGCGCGGCTACAACGGCCCAAGCTACGCGGTCAATAAGTACGACACGAAGATGGCGAGCGCTTACGCGCGATGGAAGGCGAAAGGCTAATGGCCGACATCGTCAACCCGCCGCCGATCCCGAAGCTGTTGGACTATCCGGCGTCGATCGGGCTTGCGCTCGCCGTCGTGTTCACGACGATCTTGCTGTTCGTCGCCGGCAAGTTCGATGCGACCGGCGGGACGCTCACCATCTCGCTCTTGGTGGTCATCGGGTTCTTAAGCCTGGTCACCTTCTGTGCGTTTTTCACCGTTCCCTCCGATGAAATCACGTCGGGCGCGATCGGGGGCCTGGTCGCGGCCTTCGGCGCCGTCGTCGCCCATTGGCTCGGCCGCAACAGGAAGGACCCGCCATGAACCCGCTCGCCCTCGTCCTCGTCGTCGTGCTCGTCCTCATCCTCATCGGCGGCCTTGGCGGCGGCTCGTTCGCACCATGGGGCTACGGCTACGGCTACGGCCATGTTGGCGTCGGCGGCGTCGGCACGATCCTCGTGATTATCCTCATCCTCGCGCTGTTGGGGTACGTCTAATGACGGCGGTTATCGACCTGCTCTTTGGGGGTCGCCCACCGACAATTGCCCGGCTCGTACCCCTTGTCGTTGTCGATGCGGTCAAGGGTAAGCTCTGGCGGCGGCTCCCCCATGTCGGCGAGGAAATTTTCGAAGATCAGCCAGCGGTCGCATACTGTGATCCCTCGGCCTCCCCAATCAGCAAATCGTTTGTGTTTCGGATTGCTGCATCGCTGCTTCATCGCTGCCCAACGACGATAGATAGTCGAGTTTTTGGTGGTAAGGCCGTGTTTGAAATTGAGGTCGTGCCGCGCGCATCCGCAGCTAGTTGTCTTGCCTCTCTTCAAGTTGCTGCCGGTAGCTGGTTTTTCTACCCCGCAATCGCATCGACAGGCCCATCGCGAGCCTCTTTCATAGCCCACGACGATCCAGCGACCGAAGCGCTGGCCCGTGATGTCAAGGGGCGCTGGCATGTCTGATTATACCGACTTCATTTCACAGATTAAGGACTGGGCAAATCGCCAAGATTGGAGCGACAATCTTGCTGCATCTTTTGTAGCTATGGCCAATCAAAAATTCAACGCCGAGCTCCGCGTCGACCGGATGATTTGCAACGCGCAAAACACCGTCACCCAACGCTGCGCCACCTTGCCCGACAATTGGTTGGCGATGGATTTGGTTAAGATCGAAAACCCGAGCGTGCCGGACGGCTTTGCGCCCATTCGCTACATCGCGCGCGACGAGTTTTTCAAACTCCCCGACAAGTGGGCCTGCCGCTACTACACCATCGAAGGCCGATCAATCTTCTTCGGCGGCACGCCTGACGACGTCGAAGGCCGCGAGTTTACGATCGCCTATTTCGGCGAAGTGCCGGGGTTCGCCGATACCGGCACTTCGTGGCTTTATACAAAATTCCCGAGCCTCTATTTGCACGCCGCGCTCATGCACAGCGCCTTGCACGCGGTCGGCGAAGAGCAATCGGCCGGCAACATGAAACAGTTGACCGAGGACGAAATCCAAAAACTCAACGCGCTTTATCTGCGCTCGAAAGCGAGCGGCTCGCGCGTCACCCGTCCGCGCGGGAGAAGTTTCGGATGAAGGACGGCTGGACCGACAGCAACGGCGGCCCTCTGACGCCCGCCGGCGATTGGTCAGAGACATGCGGCTGCGCGCCGCCGAGCGGCCCGGCGATCGCCGACAGCATCACCATCAAAGGGTCGCCTGGCTCGATCACGTCGGTTCAAAACGGCAAATCGCTATGGTCGCTCGTCCTCAATGACGGCACGCCGGCGGCCGACTTTCGCATCGATCGCTTCGATGACACGGGCGCGCTCCTCGACAGCCCAATGAGCATTGTACGGGCGACCGGCGTTGTCACCTTCCATGACCCCGTCATGTTGTCGCGCGACCCGGTCGAGGACATGGAGGCGGCGACCAAGCAATTTGTCGACGCGCACGCCTTCCCGGAAGCGCCGGTCGACGGGTCAGTTTACGGGCGCGGCAGCGCTTCTTGGGTTCCGGTTGTCACCGGCGGCCCGTATTTGCCGCTGATCGGCGGCGCGATCAGCGGCTCGCTCACCGTCAACGGCGTGCTCACGGTGCAGGGCCCCAATAGTTTCGTGCTCAACGGCACGACCGGTCAGCAGCGCGCCATTCTCGGCCAGACGTCGGGGTTCACCCGCTGGCAGATGCAGCTTGGCAATCAGGTTGCCGAAGGCATCAACAACGTCGGCTCGAATTTCAGCTTGTCAGCCTACGGCAGCACCGGCTCTTTTGTTGGCGAATGGCTGACCATCGCGCGGGCGGATGGCGACACCGCTCTTAACGGCCCGGTCAACATGAACGCGGGCGCGGCAGTCAACGGCACGCTCGCGTTACAGGGGCCGAGTTCGTTCTCCCTTCCCGGGGGCAATCCTGGCGACGTGCTCACGACCAATGGTGCGGCGGCCCTGTCGTGGACGCCTCAGGGTGGCGGCTATCTGCCTTTGACCGGCGGCGGGTTGAGCGGCGGCTTGAATTTCGGCAGCGCGACGGCGGGATCTGTCGGTGACACTTCGCGGCATGTTTCGTTGTATGGCGGCAGCGCGACCAGTGGGACATTTGGCTTCAATGTCACTGGCGGACGGATAAACTATAGCGTTCCCCTAGCGTCTCATGTTCATAGCTTCAACGTTGCTGGCGTTGAAGAAGTGCGGATCAGCAACAGCGGTATCAATCTGGCGAACCCTGGCTTGGTTAGCGGCTTGATTACGCCGACCGCCGGGGATCACGCAACTAACAAAACCTACGTGGACGCCCAAGTGGCGACGCGCCTCACCGACGCGCCGAGCGACGGGCAATTCTACACCCGGCAAAACGCGGCTTGGGCGGTTGCGCCAGGCGGCATGACCGACGCGCCCAACGACGGCACGGCTTACGCCCGCAAGAGCGTCGGTTGGGCGCATCTCACGCATCTCGACATCACCGATTGGGCGGCGACACTCGCCAACTACTACCCAACCAGCAACCCGAGCGGCTACCAGACGGCGGCGCAAGTCACCGCCGCGCTCGCGCCCTATGCGCTGACTTCAAGCGTGCCGGTCGCCTCGACCACGCCGCCGCTCATGAACGGAACGGCGGCCGTCGGCACGGGCGCGACTTGGGCGCGGGCCGATCACGTTCACGCGAGCGACACGTCGCGCTACGCTGCGACCAATCCGTCGGGCTACCAGACGGCGGCCCAAGTCACAGCGGTCTTGCCGGTCGCCAGCACCGTTGCGCCCTTGATAAATGGAACGGCGGCGGCGGGCTCGTCGGCCGCATGGTCGCGCGGTGATCATGTTCACCCGACCGACACGTCGCGCTATGCGGCGTCGAACCCCTCGGGCTTCCAGACCGCCGCGCAGGTGACGGCGAGCTTGGCGAATTATCTGCCGCTCGCGGGCGGAACTACGACAGGCCCCGTGACCATCCAAGCAGGGGCCTCGCCCAACGCCTTGAGCCTCACGATCGGCGCGGGCAACGCGACCATCTTGAGCCTTTACGATTCGGTCGGCGGCAACAATCGCAGCAATTATTTTTTCGACCATACCAACCAATTCGCCGCGATCACGCACGAACAAGTCGTCACCACCTTACAACTCGATATCGCTGGAGCCTTCAACTACACGGGCGGGACCGGCGTCGCTCACAAAGTCGGCGGCGGCTCATGGACCGCAGCCTCGGACGATCGCATCAAGATCGTGCTAGGCGATTATGACGTTGGGCTTGATGAAGTCCTCGCCATGCGGCCGGTCGCCTTCGCCTACAAGGGCAACGATACGCCAACCGACGCACTCGGCCGCACGGTCGCGGGCAAGATCGAACCCTATGCGGGGGCAGCGCCTTTCCCCGCCAGCCCCCACTACGCGGTTGCGACCAATGAAACGACGTTCATTGGCTTCATCGCCCAAGAGCTTGAAGCGATCTGCCCCGGCATGGTCACGCAAACGGCCGGCTTCATTGACGGCGAAGCGGTGACGGACCTTCGCAACGTGGACGTGAGCAATCTGGTTTACGCCCTCGTCAACGCGGTCAAGACGCTGGCGGCACGGGTCGGTCAACTGGAAGGCGTCAATGGCTGACACACTCACCCCAAACTACGGTTGGGTTAAGCCGGAAGTCGCCGCGAGCGCCGCCACGTGGGGCGCGAAGCAAAACGGCGTGTTCGACCAAATCGACGCGCAAGTGTTCGCCAACGCGCAAGCGGGCGTAGCGATCGGCTCGGGCGCGCTATGGTTTACGCCGACGCCGCCGGCCAACTGGCTGATTTGCAACGGCGCATCGCTCGACACCACGACTTACGCCAAGCTGTTCGCCGTCTTTGGCTACACTTACGGCGGCTCGGGCGCGAATTTCTTGCTGCCCAATTTCGTCAATGCTTTCCCGATGGGCGCGGGCACACTTGCGGCGACCGGCGGCGAGGCGACGCACCTTCTCACCACCGCCGAAATGCCGGTCCATCCGCACCCGATTGTCGACGTCACGCACACGCACGGCGCCTCGCAGCCGGCGCACGTTCACCCCGATCCGGGCCACACGCACGGCGTCAATGATCCTGGCCATGTCCACGGCGGGACGATGAGGCAGGCGAATGGATTTTTCGCCCTGGCGGCGCAGAACCCGCAAATTACGTCAAGCCAGACGGACCCGGCGACGACCGGCATTTCGATCCAGGCCGGCGGAACCGGCCTGCAGGCGGCCGGCGGCGACGCCGTCACGGTCGCCGCCTCGAGCACGGGCCTCTCGACCACGCAGAACGCCGGCGGCGGCGCGGCCCACAACACCTTGCCGCCCTACCTCTCCATCAATTTCATTGTCCGCTATCAATGAGCTCGCAATTTCAACCGCTGGAAATTCCGCCTGGCGTGGTCGCCAAGCCGACCAAAAAGATGCGCTCGAGCAATTGGGCGGAAGTCAATTGCGTGCGTTGGGTCGAGCAGCAAATGGCCCCGATCGGCGGCCAGGCGCAATACAATTACGCCTTCGCCTCACGCTGCAAACGCATTCATTCGTGGTACGACCTCGCTCAAGTGCTCCACATCGCCTATCTGTGCGAGGGCCATCTTTACGTCGACACCGGCGGCACGCTCACCGACATTTCGCCGACCCCGCCGATCGTCATGCCCGCCCCGCCGGCGACCGGCGGCTTTGGCGACGGGCCTTTTAGCGCTGACACGTTCGGCACGCCGCGCGTGATTTCGACGATCGAGGCGCTCGACAAAACCCCTGACGCTTTCAGCCTCGGGAATTTCGGCGCCATTCTCTACGCGATGACCTCGCCCGACGGGCGCTTGCTGATGTGGGACCCGGCCGTCGGCGGCCCGGCCGTGGTGCAGCCGGCGGCCTCGGGGCGCGGCCCGGTTCCGACCGGCCGCCTGTTCGTCGTCACGCCCGAACGCTTTTTGATGATCTTTGGGGCGACCGGGGACGGCACGGCCGGCGGCGGTTCGTTCCGGCGCTTCGCCTGGTGCGATCAAGAGAACCCCGGCGCGTGGGACTATGCCGACGTCACGTCGCAAGCCGGCTTTCTCGATATCGAACCGGCGGCGCCGATCATCGCCGCGCTGGCGACCCGCTCGGGCGTGCTCTTCTGGACGGGGAAAAAGGCCTATGTCAGCCAATTCCTCGGTGCGCCGTATATCTACAATTACGTCGAGCTCGCCGAGGCGTGCACGCCCTGGTCGCCGCAATCGGCCGTCAACACCGGCGGCCTGGCGCTGTGGTTTTCGCAGCAAGGCGTGTTCTCATTCGACGGCACGTCGGTCATGCCGGTTGCCTGCAACGTGCGGCCGTGGATCGATGACGACGTCGATCTTCTCAACGTGCGCTTTCAGGCCTGCGCGGTGCACGTCGCCAATTTCAGCGAGTTTTGGTGGTTTTTCCCGCAGAACGGCCAGCCCGGAAACACCCGCGCGGTAATCTACTGCTACAAAGAGGGTTGGTGGGGCCAGGCGCGCATGGCCCGCTCGGCCGGGATCACGTCGAGCTATTCCTCGCACACCATCATGGCCGACGGCCTGGTCGCTTTCGAGCATGAGGCGGGCAACGTCTATCCGGCCGGCGTCGCCTTGCCATGGGCCGAGACGTTCGACTTGAACCTCAATTCGGGCGCCAAGCTCACGACGATCAAGCAGCTTTTGCCCGACGTCGAGGGCGATATAACAAATTTGTTATATTCGATCTTCTACCGCAATTCGCGCTCGACCGGCACGCCCGAGCTCCAGACCACGCCCAAGCCGGTCCGCTCTGACGGCTACGTCGACTTGCGCACCACCGGCCGCGACATTCGCCTGCGCATCGCGCTCGCCGGCCCGCAAGTGCTGCCGGTCACCGTCGGCCAGCATCTTGTCGACAGCGTCGCTCGAGGGGATCGCTAAATGGCCGGAACCCCGATTTGGATTACTGGCGTCGGCGGACCGCCCCCGGCCGCCGTCGGCGCCATCCCGGTCTGGATCGCTTCTTATGGCGGGCCGCCATCTGGCCCCTCCATCACCGCGACCCAAGCTTGGATTGCCGGCTATGGCGGGACGCCACCCGCCACCGCGACGGCGGTCTGGCTCGCTGCCTATGGCGGGCCGCCGCCGATCGGCGCCACCCCGGTCTGGATTTCGAGCGTAGGAGGCTAAATGGCCAATCAGCCGACGCCGCGCACGGTCCAACCGCCGCCCGATCTTCCGAGCATGCCCGATGTCTCGGACAAGCTATCTGGCTATCTGCGCAATTTCGCTCTGTGGTGCCGGCACGGCTTCGCCGACAAGATCAGCGCCTCGACTGCGCAGCCCGGAATCATGCTGCAGGCCTTTGACGCGCCGGCCGGCACAATCCCGAAAGTGTTCATGGTCCGCGTCGACTCGGCCGGCGTGGTCAGCGCGACGCCGATCGGCCTTGGCGGCGGCAAGCCGTGAACGCGCCCGTCCCGAACGCGGACGTTTATCGCGCCAAGCTAGCCAAGACGCTCGCGCGCGCCGGCGGCCTGTACGAGCTCAGCGACCTCCTCGAGCGCATTGCCGACGGCCGCATGCAAGCTCATGTTTCACATGAAACAATCGCCGTAACTGAAATCAGTGTCTACCCTCGGCGGCGCGTCCTCACTATCATCATCCTCGTTGGCGACTTGGACGACGGCGAGAGCTTGCACGCGCAAGTTCTCGACTTCGCTCGCAAAATGGATTGCGACGCGATCGTCACACAAGGGCGTGTCGGGTGGGCGCACCTGGCGAAATCCCATGGCTGGAAAATCGTGTCGAAAAACATGGTTTTCCGCAAAGAGGTTTCACCATGAGCGGCGGCGGCACAACTCAGACCACCCAAAGCCAAAACACGACGCAGTTGCCGCCATGGGTCAACGACGCGGCGCAACAGAACTACGCCTTTGCGCAAAACGTCGCCCAACAGCCGTTGCAGCAATATCAGGGGCAGATGGTCGCCGATCCTGGCAACCAAATGCAGCAAGCTTGGAATACGGCGGCCACCGGCGGCAATGCCGGCCAGGATCAGTATAATTCCGCGCAGGCGGGCTACCTCGGGGTCATGGGGCAGGCGCCGCAGAACGTGACGGCGGGCCAATTGAGCTCGACCAATCTGCAGCCCTACATGAACCCGTACACGCAAAACGTCATCGACAAGACGCTGCCCGTGATGCAGCAGAATTTGGCGCTCTCTCAGAACCAAAATCAGAACCAGGCGAACAGCGCCAACGCCTTCGGCGGCTCTCGCCAGGCCATTCAACAGGGCGTCACGCAAGCGCAAGGCGCGCAAGGCATGGCGCAGATGGCGGCGCAGTTGAACCAGGCCAATTACGGCCAGGCGCAGACCGCCGCGCAAAGCGACATCGCCGGCCGCTTGACCGCGGACACCGCCAACCAGGCGGCGCAGCAAAACCAGGGCAATCTTAACCTACAGGCCTCGGGCGGCCTGACCGCGCTCGGCAATGCGGCGCAGCAAGGACAGTTGCAGAACTTCGGCGAGCAAGTCACCGCCGGATCGCTCGAGCAGCAGCAAGCGCAAAACCAGATCAACGCGCAGCTGCAGAAATTCCAAGCGGCTTGGGCTTACCCCGGCCAGCAATTGGGCGTTCTACAGTCGGCGCTCGGAATGACGCCTTACGGCCAGTCGCAGCAAGGGCAGCAAACGACGCAAACGCAGACCTCGCCCGATTATGCGATGAGCGCGCTCGGCGGCATGCAGATGCTTGGCGGCCTGTTCTCGGGCGGCTCGTCGAGCGCGATGAGCGGCCTCGGCAGCATGTTCGGCTCCGATCGCGCGTTGAAAACCGACATCACCAAAATTGGCGTGCACAAGCCGACCAAGCTGCCGATTTACGCCTATCGCTACAAGGGCGACCCAAAGACTTACCCCAAGGCGGTCGGCCCGATGGCCGAGGACGTCGCCAAGGTTGCGCCAGGCGCGATCGCGACGATCCCCGGCTCGGGCGGCAAGATGGCGGTCCATCCGGCGGTGATGAGCGCGATCGGCATGTCGCCGGGCGGCGTTATGACGCCAGGCGGGGGCATGACGCCGGGCAGCGGCCGGCCTCGAGGCGTGAGCTTGCCGACCCCGAACCTCGGCGCGATCGCCAGCGGTCCGCTCTCGTCGCCGGTCCCGATGAACGGAATCGGCGCGCTCGGCGCCAATATGGGCGTCGCCCGTGGGCCTTCGGCGCGTCGCCCGCGCATGCCGCAAATCCGAGGGGCTTTAGGAGGATGAGCAAGATGTTCAGCCTGGAGGCGGGCGGTGGCTGACGACGATCGCCCTCAATACCAGCATGGCGTCGGGACGATTGGCGGCTCCCAATTCCATTGGGGCTCGGGCATGCCGGGGAAATACTGGTCGATCCCCTATGGCGACTATCCGGTAACCCCGAACGCGCCAACGGGAGCATGGGCGCATCAAGCTGGGGCGATCCCGGTCGCTAACAACGTCATCCCGGATCCGCTCCTTCACCGGGACCGCATTGGCATTATGATCCACTCGGGGTCCAGTGATAGCCTCGATCAGCTTTACACTCAGGGTTGCTTCAAAGTCGCTCCGCAAGAGTGGCCGGCCGTCCGGTCGGAAATCCTCAAAGAGGCTGCGAACGGCCCGCTCTATCTGCATGTCGCGCCTGGCGGTGTCGCGGCGTTCACCAATACAAAGACGCCCTCGCAAGCCGGCGATCAAACGCCCGCCGCCAACGCCAACGCCGCCGCCAACACCACCGCCGCCAATCAGGGGCCCGAAACCGTCGGCCAGGGCGCTCCGGTCGCGGCCTCGACAGGCCCGCAGGACCCCAGGCAGATTGTTTTCAACAAGCTGGTCGGCGCCGGCGTGCCGAAGCAAGCGGCGCTCGGCGCGCTGTGGAGCTTGGGCGGCGAGGGCGGCTCGGGCCTTGATCCGCGCTCCTACAACGCCAACGATCCCGGCGGCTCGATTGGATATGGGCAGTGGAACGGCGTTCGCCGCACGGCGCTTGAAAATTTCGCTAAGACCAATGGGACCTCGTGGGCGGACCCGAATACGCAAGCCGACCACATTATCAACGAGCTCACCAACAAGGATTATGCGAGTTACCAGCCTGGCGTGCTCGCCGCGTTGCAAGCCGCCAAGACGCCGGAAGAAGCGGCCTCAATCTGGACGAGCAAGTTCGAGCGGCCGCAAGTCGACAATTCCACGCAGCGGATTAAGGGCGGCCCGCAAGTCGCGACGCTCGACGACAACGGCAGCTTGGTGCTCGGCTCCGCTCAAGGCGGCGGCCCGGCCGCGCCGGTCCCCGGCACGACCCTCAACAGCGCGCCGCCGGCGGTCGCCTCGACCACGGCCACGCCCGGCGTCCTGCCTGGCTTCGCCGACAAGGCCTCGAGCGACAATTTCACGTCTGGCGCGAAGGCGCTCGACAAGGCGATGCACGGCGACCAAAGCCCCGGCCAAGAAGGCGGCCAGGCGGCGGCGTTCAACTTCCCGCAAGCGCGCAACGTCTCGCCGCTCCTGCCGATGTCGAGCCAGATTTACGGCAACACGCTCAACAGCATGGCGACACCGGCGCAATGGAGCTCGGCGACGCCCGGTCAAAGCCCTTACGCGGCCGCCGGCGGCGCGCCGGTCGGCCAGCAATTCGGCACGCAACTGAGCTCGATCGAGCAAATGCGGCAGATGATGGCGATGATGGGCAGTCCCTACGGAGGCGGCTATGGCTAGCCAAGTTCCGATCGAATATCTCCGTGAGCGCTTTAGCTATGATCCCGACACGGGCGTTCTGGCATGGCGCAACGGCCAACGGGCAGGACAAGAGGCCGGACGCAAAGGAAATCATCAAGCCTTTTTAAGATTTAACGGCAGGCGACATAGTATTCTCGTGCATCGAATTGCGTTTGCTCTCATGACCGGCAGGTGGCCTCCTCACGACATAGACCATCGTAATGGCATCTCGACGGATAATCGTTGGGACAATCTGCGAGCGGCCACTCGCGCCGAAAACACCCAAAACCTTGGCGGCCCATATCGCAACGGGTCAACGGGTGTCCTCGGTGTGCATCGGATTGTTAACAGGCTAAAGCCATGGAGAGCTCGCATCGGGATAAACGGCGGCAAGTGTAGTTTGGGCTGTTTTCCTACGAAAGAAGAAGCCTACCAGGCCTATTTGAGGGCGAAAAAAGAACTGCACCCATTCTCGGAGCGGGTCCATGGCTAGCACCCCCACCTTTTCGCCAAATCCCTACGCGAATTTCGATCCTAGCCAGTTCACCAATCCATATTCGCAATATTTCGGCAAAGCGCTTCCCTGGCCAAGCTCATATTCCGGCACGCCGACCAACGCGCTCGGCCAGCCGATCCAGGCGCCGCAGGCGCCGCAGGGGATGACGCTCAACTCGACGCCGCAACAGCCGCAGGCGCCGGGCGCCGCCGCTAATCCGTTCGCCAACGTTCCGAACGTTCAAGGCCAAAATGCGCCGGCCACCGAACCAAGGGGCGGGCTCAATATTGCTGATTGGCAAGCGCTGTCGCCGGCTCAGAGAAGCGCCGCCATGGGGCCCATGGGCCAATATTCGGCCGGCCTCGCGATGATGCCGTCGGGCAATAATTTCGTCGCCTCCGGCAGCAATCCAAGCGGCGCCAATCCGCAGGCCTCAACGGCGTTGGGTTTCATGAACTCTGGCCTCAACGGCTTTGGTCAGATGCAACAGCAACAGCAACCGCAGCAGGCCGCCGCGCCGAGCGCGCCGAACAACTGGCAGAACACGCTTTCGATGCTCGCCAACCCGGGCCATGTGACCACGCCAGGCGCCACCGTGCCGCAGGCTCAGAGCTCGACCGGGGTCCAGCCGGGCGTGCTGCAAAACTTCCTCGCCAATTGGAAGCCGCAGCAAAGCGGGGCGGGCTCGGGCTTCACGCAGAATTTCAACTCGATCTTGCGCGGCCTGCAGGCGCAGAAAGGGAGTTGAACCCGTGGCTGGCAGCATCCTCGATCTGATCCAATCGGCCATGGGCCACCCTGATCCTGCGATGGCGATTCAAGCCCGGTTGGGCCAGGCCCCCGGCATGCCCGGCGGGCCCGGCCCGCAACCTCTCGCCGGCCCCCCGCCCTCCGCAGGCGGACCGGCGGGGCCTGGCGGTCCCCCTGGCGCCTCGGGGGGGCCGCCTGCGCCAGGCGGCCCGGCCCCTCCCACCGGACCGCCTGGCGCTCCTCCTGGCGGCGCGCCGCCACCGCCACAGCCGCAGGCCTATCAAACGCCGCCCGACCTCGGGCAGATGTTCGTGCAGCTGACGCAGCGCCAGCAATCCAACGAGCAATTCAATCGCGGCATGGGCATGCTGGCGGCCGGCTTCGCTCAGCCGCGCGATCGCGGCATTATGGTTGACGCGATGCAGGGGCAGAGCGGCGACGCCGGCGGCCTCATGGGCAACCTCATGAAGCTGCAACAATACAACATCGAACAGCAGCAAATGGCCGCCTATCGGCAGAGCGTGCCCGGCATGCTGGCGAAGGCGGGGCTCGACCCGAGCTATGCGCCGCTCGTCATGGCCGACCCCTCGATCATGTCCAAGATCGTCGAGACGCAAGCCGGCGTCGGCGGCAATCCGGCCTGGCAAGCCCAAATGCGCGCCGAGAAGGCCCTGACCAATCAAGGCCAGCCGATCCCGTGGACGCCTGGCGACCCGACGTCTTATGACGCCTACACCAAGGCCAAGACCGGCGAGGCCGTCACCACGGCGGACGCGAAGGCGAAAGACCTCTCGGCCGACCGGGCGAATTTCGCCCCGGCCAAGACCGCCTATGACGCGATGATCGCCGACAGCCAGGCATTGCTCAAACAGCCGGGCCTCGACGACATCGTCGGCGGCTATCTCAACCAGCACAAGAGCGACCAGACGCCCGGCCTGGCGGCGAGCACGCAAAGCGCGCTCTCGCTCTACAACAAGGTCATGGGCAACCAATATGCCGCCGGCGTGCAGGACTTCAAAGGCGCGGGCCGGATCACGCAACAGGAGCTCAAGCAGGACTTGCCGGGTCAGTCGACGATGGCGAATCGCGCGCAATCGTCGGCCGATTTCCGCCAGGGCGTGCAAGACTACATCGCCAAGCTACAACAGAAGCGGGCGCAGTTGTTCGGCCAGGCTGGGCAACTCGATCATCCCGACTTGAGCGACGCCGATTATGGGAAGGTCAACGCGATCTATAAGCCTGGCGGCGACCTCTTTGTGGGCGGCCAGACCGAGCGCAAAGCCGCCGCGCAACCCCCGCCGACGCCGGCGGGTGACGCGACCGGCGTGCTCAAGCCCATGCCCGACGACACCAAGGCGGCCGCGATCGCGATGATCGCCAAAGACCCGACGCAACGCGCCCCGCTCATTTCGCACTTGCGCGCGCAGGGCATTGACCCGACGGGGCTCTAATGGCCGATCCGCTCTTTGGCTTCAAACCGGCGGCCGCGCCCGACCCTTTGATGGGCTTCAAGCCGGCGACCGCGTCGAGTTCGGGCGCCACACCCGACCTCGGCACGACAGCCATTTGGAACAAGCCGGCTGACACGTCTTGGTCGGATTTCATGCTCGCCCACCTGGCGAAGCCGTTCCAAGGCGCGGACCAGGCCGCGCAAGACTATTCGCGGACGGCGGTCGACGCGGCGACGTTCGGCCTTGGCGATCGCTTCCAATCCTATTTGACCGGCAATCCTCTCGACCAGGAGCGCGCGGCGACGGCTGCGGCCTCGGGCCGGCTCGGCGCCATGGCGCCGATCGTCAGCGGCGCAATGTACGCCATGGGGCCGGGCGAGCTCGGCCTCGCATCGAAGATCGGCGGCAAGGTTGCGCCGGCGATCGGCAAATGGGCCGGCGGCGTGCTCGGCAGCGGGGCCGAGGGCGCGATCGCCGGTGGCGCCGGGGCGGCCGGTCATGACGAAGACGTCGGTCAAGGGGCGCTCCTTGGCGGGGCGCTCGGCGCGGGCGCGGGCACGCTCGGCGGCGTGGTCGGCCGAGGCGGCGCGCCCGCGCCTCCCGTGTCGGCCAGCGACCTCCACGCCGCCGCGCAGCAAATCTATAAGCCGCTCGACAACATCATCTTCAATTCGAGCAGCGAAGTGCACCCCGAGCTCGACGCCTTCAAGACGGCGATCGGCAATACGACGGACCTCACGGGCAAGCGTCTCGACCAGGCCAAGGGGACCTCGGCCATCCTCGAGGACCTATACGGCTCGCCGCAACTGACCGGGCGCAACATTCAGGAGGCGCAACGCAGCCTCGACAAAATCGCCAGTAGCCCGAGCTCGACCGTGCAAGATCAGGAATACGCGCCCAAGCTCAAGTCGGCGCTCCAAAACGTCATGGACAACGGGCTTCCGTTCGCCGGCGTGCCGGCCGGCAACCAGGCGAGCGGTTATGCGGGGCTCGTGCAAAAAGCGGGCGACCTCATCCACGGCCGGGCGCAAGACGTTGGCCGGCTCGACACCATGGTCGACAAGAGCGCCGTCGCTGGCGGCCCCGACGTCGGCGCGCAAATGGGCGGATATCTGACGAGCAAGCAAGGCCAGCAATTCACCAAGCCGGGCACGCCGCAATATGACGCGGCCAACACGCTCGCGGCGACGGCGCAAAAGCCGCTGACGAGCGGCCAGGGCTTAACGATGTGGGATTTGAAGCATCATTTGATGTGGCCGGCGATCGGCTTGGGCGGCGCCTCGGCCGTGAGTCTCGCCGGCACGGAGGAAGGCCATCAACCGGCTTGGGCTCAGATACCCGAAGACATCGCCGGCCTAGCCGCCGGCTTTGCTCTCAAGAGGGGTTTGGGCGCCGGTGGCGCGCTCGCACAGCAACGCGCGCTCGCCGCCGCGCGCGCCGCGTTCTCGACCGGCCAGGCGCAAGCGCCGGTCCTGCCCGTCGCGCCGTTCCGCGACGCGGTCCGGCGGCTCATCTTCGGCCAGGGCGCGACGGCCAATATGCCGGGCCAGAATTAGAACGGCTTCTTCACGTCGGCGAGGCAAGCGACGAGAAACGCACACGCGACGACGATGCAAACGGTGGCTACCATATTTTTCTCCTAAAGTGAGCGGTGGTTAGAGCGGTTCATTTCGGCGCCGGAAGTTGAATGATGATCGGCGGCGGGGGCGGCGTTTGACCGATCTTGAAGCCGACAAAGCCAGCGGCCGCGCTTGCCAGCGCCGCCGTGGCGCCCACAAGAATTGCGATGTTGCGCGGGTGTTCCCAAATATCTTGCTTGCGCCGCAAGCTGACATCCAGGCCGACTAGCGCTTGCTCAAGAACCTTTTGTTCTTCATCGGTCATGGTTTCGGCGCGATCGTCAACGGGGCGTCCAGATGGACATTGATCGTCTGCGGCTGACGGCTGATCCAGGCGGACACCGCGAGCACGCTGCCAGCGAAGATCGCGCCCGCTAATAGCACGGCCGCGACGGCCCCGAGTATTACCGCCGCGTCAGTCATCCGAGCGCTCCGACTTTGCTGGCAACGCGCAACAGCAACCATAGAGCCGGCGCACCGAAAACGACGAGCACGCCGTAAAGGCCGACCATCCACGTCAGGAGGTTTACCCTCCCGTCCAAGCTCACGAGCTTCGTCTCAACGCCAGCGAGGCGATTTTCGTACGAGGCGACCTCCTCGGCCGCCTTGTCCGCCTTCTCGGCCGAGGCCCCCGCATCGACCAAAGCCTCGCGCAGCGCGCCTAACTGTAACGCCATGGGTGTTTC